TATTTATCAATGGTGCCTAGGGCCAGCAACTGAAAATGAGATAAATCAATAGATTAAAAGAGTAGTAGTGCAATTTTGGATCATATTTTTAGGTGAATGGAAAAAATAAATATTTTTTATTTATATGATCTCAATCACAAAAAAAACGATCTAAAAATAGCGTTTTTGTGCGTTGATTTGCGTTTTTGGATCGCTAAAAATGGATCTCGATCTAGTAAGCACGGGCGGGCTTTGAATGAATTTTCTATTTTGCGTTGAAAGCTACATCTTTAGTGAGCGGGCGTGGCGAGGCTTTGACTGCGATTTTTTAAATGAAAAAAGCATTGAAAAATAAGAAAAAATAAAGTTTTAACGTTTGAATAAATGGTGTGAATGTTATAATAGAGTGGGGTGGTACATAACCAAGTTGAGAGAGAAAGGCCCGTTTTATGGTGCAAAAAAGGCACTTTAAAAAGTGCCGATTTTATTTTCAAAATGGATCGCTAATTGTTCTGTTCAGACTCAAGCAATTTATATTTTGTAAATTGGATCACATTCTCACCCAGCCAATCATTCAATTCTTCAAGTCGTCTTTGCAACGGTTCAATCTCATTCACAAAGAAAACTTCAGCCGCTTTTTTTACATCACCGAAACCCGCTGCATTTGTCGGAATGATTCCCATGAGTTGTGGCGGTACTCGGTGCGCTGCAAGAATATCATCTCGGCTTGTATTCTTAATATTTAAGAACTCATCTTTTGCGACAACATCAGAAAGCGGAATAATTTTTAACCCATTTTCTTTGCCGTTGGGCGCATAGATAAATAAGTTTTTAAAATTGCCTTTGCCTTTAGCTTCTTTTAATTGTCTTTTAATCTCATCAATATCTTCAACACTATGAGCGGGGTCTGTCATATACATAATAAACCCAGCGTGCGCGCCGTTCACATAGTATTTTCTACGAAACAACGTTGCGCTTTCATTCAAAAAAGCAGACTGCAGTGCGGATAAATAATCGGGCAATCCATAAATCTCTTGGTTCACATCAGGTTTCATCAAGTGAAAAACATTTCCTTTTTTAAATTCGTGTTCTTGAACGTAACTTGTGACTTGAAAATAAACGCCATCTTCTTTACCTTTTCTCATATACTTCGCAAGAGGAGAATTTAATGAAATCGGCTTACCGAAAGCATTGCGCACCACTTCAAAATAAGCGTTGCCGAAAACAAGATAATCTTGCACGAACTTTTCTAACTGTGTGCGTTTCAAAAGTGCGGTGGTTTTACACGTAGAAAGTAAAATATTTTTCTTCACCGTGATTGCGCTTTCATGATGAGAACTAGCACGCAGAGAACGAGCCAACCCACTGAAATCAACAGGCGGGCTATAATATTTTTCATACATCAACACCGATTCAAGATAGTTCAGAATGTCAGCACGGTCTAAAACTGGTGTCGGGTCGCCCAAGCTGAACGCTTCGACTTTAGTTGAATTTGTTGAATTTTCTTTAGTCATTTTCATTTCTCGTCTAGTTAAATGTAAAAATTGTTGATCCAGTTTTGTGATAATTTAAGTTTTCACCAAAAGGAATATTTAAAACGCAGTTCATTGTCGCCCAGCAGATGTCGCCGTGGCTTGCCTCTTCTGAACGGTCAGACACATAAGTCATCTGACGGCCAGAACGTGTTAAACGTTTTTTCACGGTCATAAAACTACTAATCACTTCTTTGCCGTCAAACTTCAACCGACGTTTTTGAATAAGATTTAATGTTTTTAAAACCATTTCATTTTTTAAATCCACGTTGTAATCAAGCCCGATTGCAGTGTGATAGAATTTTCTTACTTCTTGATATACACCGGCACCAAGCCCCGTTTTATCAATTGTAATTTTGGTTACATTGTATTCCTCTGTATAACGTTGAATTTGTTTTGCTTGTGCTTCAAAGTCTAAACCGTGGAAAGTTTGATAATGCAAAATGCGGTAATCGCCACCTTCAACCCTCGGCGGTGCAACAATCACCAGTGCCGCGCGGTCGCCTGTGTGAGATGGGTCATAGCCCAGCCACACTTCACGATTACCAAAGGGACGTTTTAAAAATGGCTTGTAATCTTTCCAGTCTTCAAGACTGTCAACTTGACACAACTGCAATTCATTAAATTTAAACACGCTAGATGTATCATCAGCGAACTGACACATATAGAGCTGCTCAAATTCTTCACGTGAGTTTTCAGCAATAAGATCTTCAATATCAAATAAGTTACACCCGCCCGCTTCGGCATCGTAAATATTCACAATCTGTTTCCACTGTCTATCTGCACAGAGTTTCCCCGTGCGCAAATTCTCGTGAGAGATGTCAATTTCAATGCGTTCATCTTTCGGACGTCGTTTATTAAATGATTTGCCAGACCAAAACTGATAAGCATCAGATGCGATGGTTGTCGGTGTGGAAAAGTAGGTTTGACGATATTGCTTTTGTGATGCCATTGCAGCGGCAACTTTGCGCATTTCTGCAAATTTTGGCACCCAGAAGATTTCATCAAAATACAAGTTGCCGTGATAAGACTGCGCCGTTGCCGAGTTCGTGCCTAAAAAAATCAATTCTGCACCGTTCGGCAGTAGGATTGTTTCTCCTTTAAGTTCAACATCAGCCGTTTTTCTCGCATAAGCGGTAATGTATGAGCGGAACTGCAACGCTTGTTTTTTACTTGCAGAGAGAAAAATTTGATTGCGACCCGTCACCAGTGCATCAACTAACGCTTCATGCGCAAAGTAGTAAGTTGCCCCGATTTGACGGCTTTTTAGAATGTTGCGAATACGATGTTGTTTGCCAGCATCAAACCACAAACGTTGATAATTAAACATTCCCTCAAGAAAGCCATTGATCAGCAATTCTTGTTGTTCTTCTGAAATCGGGTTTTTGTCGCCAGTTTTGCGAGGTCCACTATTGCGGTTTTTAATTTTCGGATTGAGATCCGTTTCGTTACCCTCGCCAAAACTGTATTTTTTCACGCGTGCGACTTTTTCCATTTGTCGCCCGAGCAGGTCAATTTCTTTAAAGTCTGCACCGCTTTTTTGTTCTTTCGCGATGAGCAAAATCATTCTGCTTTCAAGCGCAAGCTCAACACGCCCAACGGGTGCAATATCGTCCCATTTGTCACGTTCTTTCCAACTGGAAATTGTGGAAACAGGAATATCAAGCTGACGTGATATTTCAGAAATTTTATACCCGCCAAAATACATCACTTGCGCCTTTCGTTTTAGGTCAATTTCAGGTTTTACAATGATTTCAATGTTTTCTTCTTGTTCTTGCATAACGCCCTCATTTTCAATACAGGCATCATAAGAAGAAAGCTAATACTTTGATTCATAATGATTTTGTGAGAAATGTTTTCACAATTTGAACAAATAGACCGGTAAAAATAAAACATTCAACATTGTGGCAATTTGAACAGAAAACCGAAATGGGAAAAGCTATGGGCGATAAAAAAACACAATCGAAATGGTTCGTTGTCGCAACAGAAGGGGCAACAACTGACGGCCGCACAATCAATCGAGTTTGGATTGAGCAAATGGCGAAAAACTACAATCCAAAAACATATGGCGCACGCATTAATTTAGAACATTACAAAACCCGCATTTACTGGGATGATTTTGCTCACTCAAAAGCTTATGGCGACGTAATCGCACTCAAAACACAAGAAACCGAAGACGGCAAACTGCAGTTATTAGCACAGATTGACCCAACTGACGACTTAATCAAACTCAACAAAGATCGTCAAAAAGTTTACACATCAATCGAAGTTGACCCGAACTTTTCAGACACTGGCGAAGCTTATCTTGTCGGCTTGGCAGTCACTGACGAACCCGCAAGCCTTGGCACTGAAATGCTGAAATTTGCATCTCAAGCAAAAGAAAATCCGTTTACTTCACGCAAGCAAAAAGCAGAAAACTTATTCACTGCAGCAGTAGAAACGGAAATTGAATTTGAAGAAATGAAAGAAAAACAAGGTTTCAGCGTGTTTGAAAAAGTCAAAGCGTTATTTGCGAAGAAAGCAAAAACAGATGATGAACGTTTCACAGATCACCAACAAGCCATTGAGCTACTCGGTGAAAACTGCAAAGAAACGTCAGAAAAAACAACCGAACTTTCTGCAGATTTAGAAAAACACTGCGAAAAATTCACTGATTTAGAAAACACAGTGAAAGCGTTAGAGCAGAAATTTGCAGAGCTGGCAAAACAGCCGGAACAAACATACACCTCACGCCCGCAAATCACTGGTGCGGAAGGTAAAGAATATTTAACTGATTGTTAAGAAAGGTAGAACAATATGCGTAATCAAACAAAACAACTCTATAACGCTTACGTTGCTCGTGTTGCACAATTAAATGAAATTGGTGTAGATGACGTAAAAGAAGGCTTTACAGTTCAACCAACAGTTGAGCAAAAACTAAAAGAAAAGGTCATCGCTAGTTCTGCGTTTCTCGGCATGATTAACACAGTGAATGTTGAGCAAATGGAAGGCGAAATGATTGGTTTGGGCGTGGCTCAAGCAATCGCAAGCACAACAAACACTGACAGTAAAGATCGTGAAACAAAAGACGTGTTAAAACTTGACTCACGCAAGTACAAATGTGAGCAAGTAGACTTTGACACACACGTGAAATGGGCGACGCTTGATGCGTGGGCTAAATTCCCAGATTTTCAAGCAAAATTAGCAAGTCAAACCCAAAAAACTATTGCATTAAACTTGATTATGATGGGCTTTAACGGCACAAGTCGTGTAGCAACATCGCAACCATCAAGCAACACATTATTGCAAGATGTCAAAAAAGGCTGGTTGCAACAAATGCGTGATGAGCATTCAAAAGGCGTGATGAACGGTGCAAGCACTGATAACAAAGTGAAAGTCGGTAAAGGTCAAGGCACTGGCAAAAATGCGGGCAAGGGTTATGAAAACGTTGATGCATTAGTCATTGATGTAGTTGATAACTTAATCAGCGAAGTGTATCAAGATGACACTGAATTAGTCGCAATTTGTGGCCGTGGCATCTTAAACGATAAATATTTCAATATCGTGAACGGTGCAGACAAAGCAACTGAACAGCTAGCTGGTCAAGTGTTAGTATCTCAAAAACAAATCGGCGGATTAAAAGCGATTCGTGTGCCGTTTTTCCCGAAAAACGCAATTTTGATCACTCGCTTGGATAACTTATCAATTTATTTCCAAGAGGGTGCAACACGTCGTTTCATTCAAAACAACCCGAAACGCAATCGCATTGAAGACTACTTGTCTCAAAACATCGACTTTAAAGTTGAAGATTACGATTGCGCGGCATTAATCGAAAACATCACATTTGAAGATGCAGCGGGGTAATTTATGGCGAGATTATCACCCGCTCAAATTCACGTGATGAATGTCGCCGCACAACAAGCCAGTGCGGCAGACGATGAGCAATTAGAAAACTATGGCGAGTACGAGAAAATGATGTTTTTACTCGCTCGTCATCAGAAAAATTTAAAAGAAATTCAATCAACTGAATTGAAAGCAGAGTATAAGCGTTCAATCTTACAAGAATTTATGCCGTGGATTGAAGGTGTACTCAAAACGGGTAACGGTAAACAAGACAACGTATTGATGACGTGGCTTGTCTGGGCGATTGACTGTGCTGAATATCATCTCGCATTACAGATTGCGGAGTATGCACTACATCAGCAACTCGTATTGCCTGAACCATTCACCCGCACGCTTGGCACGTTGCTTGCAGAAGAATTTGCAGATGCGGCAAAAATCGCACGCACAGCAAACAAACCATTTGAGCTTGCTTATCTCACACGTGTTGAAGAACTCGTGCGTGATGAAGATATGCCGGATCAATCACGCGCACGCTTAATGCGTGAAATTGGCACACTACAAGTTGAAAGCAACAAAGAGCAGGCATTAGTCGCCCTCGAGCGTGCATTAGAGTTAGATTTAAACGTGGGTGTAAAAGGCTTAGTTGAAAAACTACGCAAAGAGTTAGAAAAACAATCTAACGAAGACACCGACTAAACAGAGCAAAGCGCAACGCCGGCTGGGCGGATTAGAGAATTTACGGTTTAACCGCACTTTCTTCTTCAATCCTCACCCAGCTTTTTTTGTACGAGAAGAAAATGAGTGACGGCACAATCTCAATAAAAATCGCACACGACTACGACATGAAGTCAGTGCAACAAGCAGTTGAACGAGACAAACAAAATGAAGAATTCATACAAAATGATGAGTTTTTCCCGAACATTGTGATCAGCGAATTTAGAAACGCATCACGACTAGACGGAACGGTAACAATAGACAGATTAAAAGAAGCGTTATTTGAAGCAGTCGCATCCGTGAATGATGAATTGAACAACTTCAAGCAATCAGCTACACACACCACGCTTGCAGAAATACCAAGTGGCAGAGTTGGCAATCAATCTGTGCTTGTTTATCGCTATAAACGGGCGGTTTATTGCTTAGCATTAGCAAACTTGTACGAACGCTACGCAAGTTATGACACAACAAACGACGGTGAAAAGAAAATGGAATTATTGCAAGAAAGCATAAATCAGATTCGACGTGATGCACGTTTTGCAATTAACGACATTCTCGGGCGCAGACGTATCACTACGGAGTTGATCTAATGCAAGTTTACGCAGAACAAAACGACACGCTAGATGCCGTGATTTTTCGGCACATGGGAACAAGTAACGGATTATTGGAAGAAACATTGCTACTCAATCCAAATCTAGCAAATCAACCAGTGCTGGAAATTGGTACTGCAGTGGTTTTACCAAAAAAACAACAACAAACAATCAAAAAAGATTCATTAAAACTTTGGGATTAAGGGATTAAAAATGGTTAAAAACGACTTAGCGGGCGCCAGCTCATATATGGGATCATTAAGCTCTTTCTTATCTGGGATCGGATTATCACTGCAAGATGTATCAAACATATTCAGTATTTTAGCGACGATTGTCGGCATTATTCTCGCAATCGGCACATTCTTTGTGAACAAGCATTACAAAATGAAAGAGCTAGAACTAAAAGCAAAAAAAATTGGGGTAAGTTTAGATGACAATTAAAAAATACATCAGATATGCGTGCAGTGTTTTAACAGTCATTGCACTTGTTGCAATTAATTATGGTGATGAGATCCGCACAACGCAACGTGGAATGGAAATCATCGGCAATGCAGAGGGTTGCTACACAAAACCATATCAATGCCCCGCGGACGTTTTGACTGTTGGCATTGGAACAACAAACGCAGTTGAGAAAATAGACAGAAACAAAATCTACACGCTCGAAGAAATCGCTTACTTATTCAAAGAGGGAATAAAACAAGCGGAAAAATGCGTAAACACACACGCCAACGGCAAACAGCTACCGCAAGGCGCATTTGAGGCCCTCACATCAATCACATTTAATGTAGGGTGTGGAAAAATGCAGAAATCAACGCTATTCAAAATGGCAAAACAAGGCTACACACCGCAAATGTGCGATCAGTTTTTAAGATGGGTATATGCTGGCGGTCAGAAACTGAAAGGCTTAGAAATTCGCAGAGAAAAGGAACGTCAACTATGTTTAACGCCTTAAATGTTAAGTTAAAGATGATTTTAGGCGGGGTTTTTCTCGCACTGCTGATTGCGATTGTCACCACGTCAACGCTGGCTTTTCACTTCTACGCAAAAGCAAAAACGGAGAAGTTAAAAACAGAAATGTGGCAAGCGAACTACATCGCATTAAATCAAAAGATTGATGAATTTTCACAAAAACAGACCGCACTTTTTAACGAAGTGAGAACGCTGCAGAAAGCAAACGAATACACAGAAAGAGAGTTAAACAATGCTATTGAAAAAAATCAAAATTGGAGCAATCAGCCTGTGCCTGATGATATTAAACGCTTGCTCAACAAAACCGATAAACCCGCCAATTCTTTGCCCGCAGACAGCAACGTGCGGTGATGTGAATCTGCAGATTCACACGAACAAAGACTTAGCGCAAGCACTGCTTAAAACGCAAAATATGTTGCAATTCTGTTTGTTAGAAAACAACGCATTAAAGCAATGCATTGATGATTTTAATAAAAAAGAGAAGTAAGAAATGGATAGATTTGACAAAGCACAAGAACTGGAACAAATGCAACGCGATCTCGCAATACAAAACAGAACAACATCAACCCGTGTGAGTGCGTTTTTCTGTGAAGACTGCGGGGAAGAAATACCCGAACAACGCAGACTGACCATTGTCGGCGTGTGTCGTTGTGTCACTTGTCAGACGATTTTTGAGAAAAAACAGCGAGTGTACAGACGATGAAAAAGCCAAATCAAATCAGAAACGTAATTGAGCAATCAAACCCCGCGTTTAAGACCAATCCTGATTTGTTGCAAGTGTATATTGATCAGGGGCAAATCATCAGCACTGGTGCGCAATCGTTGAGTTTTGAATATCAATACACGCTCAATGTGATCATCACCGATTATGCCGAAGACATCGCCAAAATCATCGTGCCAGTGCTTGCGTATTTAAAAGTGAATCAGCCGGAAATCTTTGAGAACCCGCAACGCAGAGAAGGGGCGTTTAAATTCGTCACGGACTTTAATAACAACAACACGCTAGATCTCTCGCTTGAAATCAAACTCACTGAAAGAGTCGTGCAAAAAAGCGGGGAAAACGGCGAAATTAATTTGAAGTATGCAACAGAGCCCACGTGGAACACAGAAAGCGAACTCACTGCAGAAGAGTTAAAAGTGATACTGGAAGACAGTGTGATTTTTGATCGCGGGAAAATTTATGGCAACGATTGACAAATTTAATTCAAAGCTCACCGCACTTTTAAATAATCTATCACCAACAGCACAGCGAGAACTTGCGCGTAAAATCGGGCAGAACCTTGCACAAAGTCAACGCAACCGCATCACAGCGCAACAAAACCCCGACGGCACACCGTTTGCACCACGCAAGCCGCAAAAGAATTTAAGAAAGAAAAAGGGGAGAATTAAGCGTAAGGCAATGTTTGCGAAGTTAAAAACAGCAAGATTTTTAAAAGTCAAAACTAACGGCAATCAAGTGAGCATTGGTTTCGTCGGTAACGCTGCACACATTGCAAAAGTCCATCAATTCGGCTTGAGTTCAGAAGTGCGGACAGGATTAAATGTGCGCTACGCACAGCGTGAATTGCTCGGTTTTTCTCAACAAGATCTGCAGATGATTGAAGATTTAATCATTGAACAAATAGCGATTAATTAAGAAAGGTTTTCATTATGTCGAACAATTTAGAGTTAAAAGTCACGCTTTCGGCACTTGATAAAGCAACAGCACCGTTCAAAAGTATTATTGCGACTAACAAAAAGCTAGCGCAAAGCATTGCTAATGCTAAAAAGAATTTAAAAGCGTTAGAGAATCAGAAAAAAGTCATTGAGAATTTCAAAGCGTTAAAAAAATCGGTTGCAGTCAACAATGCAGAGTTAACAAAAGCACAGAACGAAGCGCAAAAACTGTCTGCGAAATTTGCACAGCTTGCTACGCCAACAGCAAAAATGAGAAAGGAAATGGAGCAAGCGCAAGCACGTGTCAAAGCGTTGAAGAACGAGAAAACAAATCTGCAACGTAAAATCAATGAAACAAAAGGCACGCTTGATAAGTACGGAATCAGCACTAAAAATCTCGGCAATGCAAACGCAATGCTGAATGAAAAAATCAAGTCAGCAAACAGAGCGTTAACAGAACAAAATCGACAGTTAAAACGCAACGCAGACACACAAGCACGACTTAACAAAGCCCGCTCAAGCTACGACAAAACATTATCAATGCGTGACAAAATGGCGGGTGGCGCAATGAAAGCGGGAATTGCAAGCGGTGCAATTCTTGGCGCAGAAGTGGCAATGTTAAAGCCCGCGATGGAGTTTGAAAAATCATTCTCAAAAGTGCAAGCATTGACAAGACTAGATAAAGTAAAAGATGCAGAAACAATCAAAGCATTAAGAGATCAAGCTATCAAGTTGGGAGCAACAACCGCATTTTCATCATCAGAAGTGGCAGACGCGCAAGGTTATCTTGCAATGGCGGGTTTTACACCAGAACAAATTCAAGCATCATTGAAATCAGTCTTAAATACAGCGTTAGCATCGGGTGTTGATTTAGCTCGTGTTTCAGATGTTGCATCTGACATTTCATCGGGTTTTAAAATTCCCGCATCAGAAATGGGCAAAGTTGCAGATGTGCTAACACTCACATTCACTACATCGAACACCTCGCTTGAAACGTTATATGAAACGATGAAAGAGGGTGGACCGATTATGACATCCCTCGGTCAATCTTTTGAGAGTTCAGCCGCTATGGCGGGTTTGCTCGGTAACGTCGGTATTAAAGGTTCATCAGCGGGAACAGCATTGAAAAATATTGGTCTGAACATGATCAATAATAAACAATTGAAAAAGCTAGGTGTACAAGTACAAGATGCAAAAGGAAATATGCGACAAATTCCAGAAATTTTTGCGGATATTAAAAAGAAAACAGACAAAATGGGAACAGCACAACGCTCAAATGTGATTAAAAATATTTTTGGGAAAATTCCAGTTGCAGCAGCAATGGAGTTGATAAGTCAAGCGGATGGTGCATTACAGAATTATGAAAACTCAATAAAAAACGCATCAGGAACAGTTGATAAAGTAAGTCAGACAATGGCGGATAACTTATCCGGTGACATTAAATCATTGCTATCGGCAAAAGAGGCCCTAGGCATCAGTATTTTCGATCAAAACAACACATTATTACGCGGTTTTACAGCATCACTTACAGAAATGCTACGAGGAATGAACGAATGGATAAAAGCAAATCCGGAACTTGCGAAAACCATTTTTAAATTAGTTACATTTACTGCTTTATTTTTAGCAGGGTTGAGTGCAATTGGCTTGGCGTTGGTTGCAATTATAGGACCGTTGGCCGCTACAAAATTGTCACTTTCAATACTCGGCATTAAATTTGGGAACGTCAGCGAAAAAGGGAAGGCGATTAGTAAAATGTTTGCATCTTGGCGCAGTTTATTTAGTCGTCTCGGTGTCGGTCTGAAGTTGATAGCAAAAGGCATCATTGCACTATGGAATCCAATGACCTATTTAAGAGGGGCAATTAAAGTTATAACAGGGGCATTTAGCCTATTAATTAGAACATTAAAATTATTAAGAATTGTATTTATTACAAACCCAATAGGCTTATTCATCACTGCAGTCATTGCGGGCGCAATTTTAATCTACAAATACTGGGACCAAGTCAGTGCGTTTTTCGGTGGTTTTTGGGAAGGTCTAAAGACAGGAATGTTGCCAATTCTTGAAAAGTTCGGGCCACTTGGCGATGCGTTCGGCGTTGTTGTCGGTTGGGTAGAAAAAGCAGTGAAATGGTTCACGGATTTATTATCACCGGTGCAATCAGCAAGCGAAGACTTAGACAAAGCGGCATCAGCTGGTTATAAATTCGGGGAATGGATCGCAAAAGGCATTGATTTGGTCACAAAACCGCTACAGTGGGTCATCGATTCAATCAAGTGGGTCATTGATAATATGCCGAGCATTGATAGCGTTATTTCAAAAGACCACGCCCAACAAATTAGCAAAACCGCAGACATGGCGGCAATGACGGGGTTTGCTAGTGGTGGTTATACGGGTAACGGTGGGCGTTATGATCCAGCCGGAATAGTGCATCGTGGCGAGTTCGTATTCAACAAATCAGCTACATCACGTCTTGGCACTGGCTTTCTTTCAACATTACACAGTGCAAAATCAGCCCGTGCGGGTATGTTAGCGGTCGGATTGAGTGCGGGCATTGCTAATGCACAACCGCTGAAAGTTGACAACCGTGCACCACTTTCGGCACGAAGTGCAACAGTTGCAAGCGCACCCATGACGGTCAACATCACGATCAATGCGGGGGCAAGTCAAAACGCAGACGACATTGCAAGAGCGGTTCAGCGAGAACTTGCACGCATCGAAAATCAACGACAAGCACGCAACAGAAGTCGATTAGCTGACCGTGACTAATAAAAGCACCGCACTTTCAAAGTGCGGTGATTGTTAGGCTACATTTCACAATCTCAAACGTTCGCAAAGCAAAATCAAACACTCAACAATACGATTATTTAACGAAAAAGAGCGACACAATGACTGCAGATAACAATCGCAGAATAGAAAACATCATCAGATTCGGTGTGATTGCCGAAGTCGATCTCGCAAACTGCAAAGCACGTGTAAAGAGCGGTGAAATTCTCACTGATTTTTTACCATTTTTAACACACAGAACTGGCACAACTCGCACGTGGTCACCGCCAACACAGGGCGAGCAGTGCATTATTCTAGCAATGAGTGGTGACTTAACCACTGCAGCGATATTGACGGGACTTTATACACAAAACAGCCCAAGCAACAGCGCAGATGAACACGTGATTACATTCGCCGACGGTGCAACGATTAAATACAATCAATCAAGTTCAGCATTGACAGTTGAGGGAATTAACACAGCACACGTCACAGCGGGAACAAGCGTAACCGCAGAAACCCCAAAAGTAATTTGCACGCAAGATTTAGAGGTCGGCGGAAATGTATTGATTAAAGGCAATGCGCAGATAAACGGTGGTGTAAGCGCAAACGGCAATATGCAATCAAAAGGTTCTATTTCGGCGGAACGGAAAATTACAGCAAAACAAAATATCGAATCAACTGCAGATGTCATTGCAAGTGGAATTTCACTTAAAAACCATACGCACACAGGCGACAGTGGCGGAACAACAGGAACACCGAACTAATGAATAGACACACGGGCGAAATCGTAAAAGACGAGCTTTCACATATTAAACAATCAATCAGTGATATTTTAATCACGCCAATCGGTACACGTATTCAGCGAAGAGATTATGGCAGTCAAATCCCGCCACTGCTAGCTAATCCCATCAATCACGCTTTGCTGTTGCAATTATCAAGCGCGGCAGTCATGGCGTTGACAAAGTGGGAGCCACGCATACAAATCACAGCATTCAAGCCGAGAGTTGAAGAAAGCAAAATCACGGCAACACTCGTTGCACGTCGAACAGACACACAAAAGCAATTTGAATTAAACGGCATATTTTTAGGCGGTAAACAATGAGCGAATTAGTTGATTTATCAAAATTAGAAAAGCCGAAAGTGATTGAAGATTTGAGCTTTGAAAAATTACTTGCACAACGAAAAAAAGCGTTTATTGAATTGTATTCAGAAGAAGAACGCCCATTTTGGCAAGCACGGTTAGCACTTGAAAGTGAGCCGATTACTAAACTTTTACAAGAGAATTGCTATCTGCAGATGTTAGAACGTCAACGCATTAATAACGCTGCACACGCAACCATGCTAGCGTATGCCACAGGGTCAGATTTAGACGTGATCGCGGCAAACTTCAATGTTGAACGTTTGTTAATCCAAGCAGAAAACAACGACGTCACGCCAAAAATCCCAGCAATTTACGAAGACGACACCGCATTGCGCTTGCGAGCGCAATTAGCGTTCGAGGGATTGTCAGTGGCAGGCCCTCGCAGTGCGTATGTATTCCATGCACTTTCGTCCCACCCACAAGTTGCCGACGTGTCAGTGGTGTCACCACAACCAGCAAATGTGACCATCACCATTCTAAGCAGAGAAGAAAGAGGCACAGCAAGCGAAGACGTATTAAATGCCGTGCGTAAACATTTGAATGATGAAAATATCCGCCCGATTGGCGACCGTGTAACTGTGCAGAGTGCGACAATTCAAGAGTATCAAATCACCGCAAAACTGCATATTTATCGCGGGCCTGAATATGAACCAATTAAACAAACCGCATTGCAAAATCTGAAGAAATACACAGAAGAAAAGCACAGATTAGGGCGTGATATTTCCCTTTCTGGAATCTACGCAGCATTGCACATAGAGGGCGTGCAACGTGTCGAATTAACACAGCCCACACAAGACATTGTGCTACCGAACAACAAAGCGGGCTATTGCACACAAATCAACGTGGAGCTAGTGACATCAGATGACTACTAATCAAACGCTATTGCCGACCGGTTCGACAACGCTAGAAAAACGTGCGGCACAAATTATGAAAAGTGCGGTTGAAAATCCAGTGATTATCGCGGATTTAATCAACCCCGACCGTTGCCCAGTTCATTTATTGCCCTATCTCGCGTGGGCGTTCTCGGTTGACAAATGGGACGAAAACTGGAGCGAAGAAGTAAAACGCATTGCAATTAAGCAATCATTCTTCATTCACAAGCACAAAGGCACGATTGTAGCAGTAAAGCGTGTCGTTGAGCCTATCGGCTATCTCGTTGAGTTGAAAGAGTGGTTTCAAACGCAACCGCAAGGCACCGCGGGAACGTTCAGTCTAACAGTTGAAGTGTCAGAAACGGGATTGAACGAACATACATACAACGAACTCGTTCGACTGGTAAACGACGTAAAACCAGTTTCAAGGCACCTATCACAACTCGCAATTGCAGTGTCACCGACAGGCACAATGCACGCATTTTTAGCACAGAACAGCGGCGAAATTATTAGTGTTTACCCTTAAAAATAAAGGTTAAAAAATGGCAAAACAATATTATTCAGTATTAACAACATACGGTTCGCAACAGCTAGCGACAGCAATCGCAACCCGTCAACCGCTTAACATCACCCACTTTGCCGTTGGCGACGGCAACGGGCAAGCAATCACGCCCGACGTGTCACGCACGTCACTAGTTCGCGAAGTGCATCGTGCAACAATCAGTGCAGTATCACGAGATCCATGCAACAACAAACAAGTGATTTTTGAACTGACAATCCCCGAAAATGTGGGCGGTTTTCACATTCGTGAAATGGGTATTTTCGACAATCAAAACAAACTCATTGCGTATGCAAACTGCCCCGAAAGTTTCAAGCCAACACTTTCAAGCGGAAGCGGAAAAATTCAAGTGATGCGAATGATTCTACTTGTTGAATCATCAGATGCCGTCACTATGACAGTCGATGACACTGTGATTTTCGTCACCCGTGGACAGCTCACGCCGAAGAAAATTACGGCAGAATCGCAAAACGGCGTTGACAATGACGGACATTCACACGAAATCGAAAGCGCATCAACAACAGTAAAAGGGATTGTGCAATTAACGGATGAATTGAACCTGAATAACTCAAAGTTAGCATTAACAGCAAAAGCGGGGAAAACACTTGCAGACAGAATTGCGCAAGTGATCGCTATGCTTGAAAATTACATTCCGAATAGTAAAAAGTCAAATGCTGATAACAGCTCAAGTTCAGACACTA